TAGCGATTTAAAGCACTTTGAAAAAACAAATTTATATCCATCAGGAGACGAATTAATGATATATTTTAAAGAATATGCCAAAAAATATAATATTCTAAATTATACACGTTTTAATTGTGAAGTTATAAAAACAGAATTTGATTATGAGGATGAAGTATGGAATATTACATATTTAGATCATACCGATAATACCAAAATAAATATTAAAAGTAATTATTTGATAGTAGCATCAGGAATGTATACAGATCCATTAAAATTTAACTCAAATAATAAAAATTTTACTAATCACAAAAAAATAATTGAATCAAATAGATTTAGTAGTAACGGTGATTTAAAAATGAATATTTTAAATAATAAAAATGTAGTAATTATAGGAAACGGTCCAACTGGTTGTGATTTAGCTACATTATCATTAGATTATAAACCAAAATCTGTTACAATATTATATAGGAGTAAAAGATGGATTTTAAAAAGATATTTATGGAAAAAAATTAGTACTCATTATATATTATCAAGATTTACGTTACTTTTAGCAAAAAATAGTCCAAAAATTCTATATATTATTACAGTAAGTATATATTATTACATAATTGTTTTATTTTCTCATAATATTTGGAAATTATCTAATATTAAAGCTCCTTTAGATATAATTAACAGAAAAAATTTAGTTTTGAATGATACTATTTTAAAAGCTATATATGATAAAAAAATTAATTATATACAAACTAATATTATAGACATTGATAATGAGATTATTACTATTGAAAAAAATAAAAAAATTGAATACGATATATGTATATTAGCAACAGGTTATCAAAGCAATATTAAATATTTAAATATGAACGCTATTCCATATCTTTATAAACATATTATTGATCCTAATTTACCCAATTGTGCATTTATAGGATATGCAGCTTCTTTTAACTGGATACAAGTATCAGAACTTCAAATACAATGGTATTTGGCATATCTGAAAGAAAAAATAAAACATATTTCAAGGGATGATATGATTAAAGAAATTAATTATACTATTCAAAATAAATCAAAAAAAGAGTATGATTATCATGATTTAGCATTATCAGCGTATCAATATTGTGATTCATTGGCAGATGATATTGGTATAAAAAAAAAATATACAAAATATAACTTTAAATATTGGTTTAAAATTCCTGAACACGATTTATGGTCACCTAACTATCTATGATATTCTTTGAAATTCATTAACTTTTCTCTTATTTCAGTTTCATAACGTTTATCTAGTTGTTTATCACCTTTGTCATAGATTTTCATAAAATTTTCAAATTTTTTTTTTCCTTTTTCATCCAAAGTTTTAGCTTCTTTTTGTATTTCAAAATTAGTGTCTAGCATATTATAACTTTTTTCAACCAGATCATTAATTACTTCCTTCTTTTCCCTTTTTACCCACATCTCTTTCTCAGCATTGTATATTAAAGCTTTGGAAGTTTTATCATCAGGTATTTTGGCATTCCAATTTTGAGGTTTTTTGGGATTAAAATGAATATATTCTACTAAATTAGGTATAGCCGAAAAAGGTCCATTAAACCATTCTCTAAAATGTCTATCTGTTATATAACTTAAATCTTCTTTTCCGAAACCATTTATATGAATATTTATCTGATTATCAATTTTTGTACTATTATTTGTATTATTATTTGTTATACTATTATCAGTATTAGTAGTATTTCCTGCTTTTTTCATTAATATTTCAATTTGATTTCTCATAAAATCCATTTGTTCTTTGGTATGACCTAAAACTATGTCCATTTGAGCTTTCATTAAAGCCATTTCAGCTTCTTTTTCTTCTTTGACTTTAGCCATTTCAGCTTCTAATATAGCAATTTTGTCATTTTTAACTTTTTCAGCTTCTTTTTTTTCTTTACAATTCTTCATATGTTTAGACATATTACTATTTGTAGAATAAGATTTATTGCAATAATCACATATATATTTTGATTTAGAATTAATTTCAGATTTATTTAAATTTAATTCAGAGGATTTTTTTGGATTCAATTTTGATTCAAATGGAACAATATGGAATACATTTTCATTTATTTCCTTTTTCATCGTTTCAATACTGATGTTACTAAATATAGGTTTACATGGTTTCTTCCTGTTCTCTAAATGTCTTTTAAAATGAGTTTTTATGTGACTACTAAAGCCACAACGTTTACATGTATATACCATGTTTATTATATATTTACATTTTATTTTTAAATATTTTTAAATTGTATAATAATATACTTTTTTATATACAATTATACAAAAATATAAAAATGTATACAAATTACGGGCATTTCAAAACCCCAGAGAGAGAAATTTAATTTTGGAAAATTTGAAAACTAAAACGAAAATGAAGGTGAACTTTTTTTGAGTTTTTTGGACCCTCATGATTCCAGTCTTATACACATATTTGGCTCCTAAAATTGAATTATAACACACATATATGTATGCATTTATGAGGTTTGAGACCTATATCATGAAAATAAAATAATAAAAATACCATTATATGAAGTAATATAATTGATAAATATGATATTAGGGAAGTTTAGGTAAAAAAAAGTATAATTTTTTATAAAAGAATACAATATTAATAATTGATAATATAAATATTTAGGATAATGATTGTACTAAATATTATATAATATTAATATTTAGGATGAAAAGAGGATAGCATAATGTAATTAATATATATAAATAGTTAGTATTTATGTATATTAAGGTATAAAATCATATTAATAATTAATAAAGTTAGGAATATAATTATAATGTTCGATATTATCTTTTAAAAATTTACATCTATAATTAATAGAAATTCCATATTTAAGGCACCATAATGATGCGATAATTGCTTGATTTTGCTTAATGTAATTAATATCAGAGTTAGATAAATTAATTCTAATATAGGTAAGTGTTTTTAATATATTTTTTAATTGACGATTAAGAATAAACATATTATATTCTTTGATACTTAAAATAAAGTTAATAGGTAAATTAAATTCAAAAATATCTTCTACATTTTTATTTTGAGAAGACAAAATTTCCCAATCATCAATAATACTATATAATTCATCTAAATTTGACTTATTTATACCTAAAAAATTTTTACAAACAATATATTTTTCAGAATTAGCAGGTCTCGATGTAAAAGGTTTAACTAAATTAACAGTTAAAAACATAGTTGTTAAAAAATAAATTATTTTAAGACTAAATTTTGTTATATTATCAAATACTTTGAGTACAAAATGTCCATTAAGTTTAAGTATAGATATTCCAGCAACAATTTGACAAATTATAAGTCTATAGGATAGTTCTTCTTGTTTATTGTAATCAATAGAAAAATCAAAACCTCCGTCAGCAGTAACAAGATCACATTTATTATTATTCATTTTTTTTTCTAAGTGAATTAAATTTTCAGTTTTATATAGATCTCCAGAACCATCATTACCATAATATATATCTATATTTGGATTTTCTTTGAATATTCTCATAGATTTTTTCCACCCAGGTATATCAGATTTATATGATTTTAATGTCATACAATTAATACTATCATCAGATGTATTACAATAATGTTTACGAATATTACAAATAGCTTCTACAAAACCACCAGGTCCTTCTGCTAAACAAAATACAGTAATACTTTTATTACTATTATCTATTAAATTAAAATCTTTAATCATTTCCCACATTTTAAAATATGATCGACTTATAGGATCATAATTAGCTAGACCTATATTTGTTAATTGAATATTTTTATTACTAATATGTATCATTTCAAAATCATTTGTTAATTTTTTACAATAGTCCCAAATTTTATGATTGTTAACAAGGTCAATTTGGTTTTTATATTTATAAATTAAATTATCAATATCAATTAATATTTTTTCAGGGTATTGATCTTTACCCAATATTTTTAAATTTACTTTAGGAAACGGAATAGAATTATGAGATAGTTCTAATATATGTTTATTAAGAATATCTGAATAATTTTGATAACTCATAAAAAATATATATATTTATTTTTTAAGTAATTATTCAGATTTAATATTAGCAAGAAAATATCGATGAAGATCAATAGGTTTAATTTTAGATTGTAGACCACTATATTTACTTATATCTATATTATATGGTGGTTTAGAAATATCAATTTCATCATTATAATCATCGAGTAATTTAAAATTTTTTTCATATTTATCAGTTATTAGAATTAAATATTTATTTTCAAAATTTTTAAGAACTTTAATAGCAAGTTCCATATATTTGCTTAACAATGGTTTCATCTTTTCCTTATCCTGAATAGGTTTTTTTAAATTTAATGGTTTTTTAGTAATTTTAGATTGACTTTGAGTAACTTTTGTAGTAGTAGAACTAATACTTGTAGAACTAGTACTAGCAGAAGTTGTACCAGCAGAAGTTGTAATATCATCAGAAATTATTTTTTTTTTTATTAATTTTTTTGGAGTGATTTTAAATTTATTTTTAGAATGGGCTTCCAAAAGCATTTCACGAAGTAATACCCAAACTTTTTCGGATATATCAATATCATGATATTCATTAATCAAATCACGAATAAATTTTTGATTAGACTCAATATTAAATTTGGATAATTTTGTTCTCCATTCTCTAATACCTTTTGAAAAATTATCATCTGCTTTAATAAATAACATTTTAGCTTGTGTCTCTACATTAGTTTCTTTTTTGAATATGAAAAATCGATTTAATGAACTAATTATCTTTTCATCCTCACTCATATTTTTTAATATATTTTGGTATAATATTTTAGTTTTTAAAGGAATATCTTTACTAGATAATAAATCTTGAGATATTTTATCATAAATTAAATTAAATGTTCCTTCGCAAGTTATTGATTTATCTAAGTTAGCAGGTAAGTTCATATCTTTTTTTTCATTTTCAGTTAATAATCTAATACCTTTTTTTAATAATTTTTCAGTTAAATAATCAAAATTAACAATGTATTCAGTAATTTCTTGATTGATACTTTGTATGAATACTTCTATTTTTAGTCCCAATGAAGTATTATCATTATTTAATTTATCAATATTAAATAATTTTTTAATTCTCCAAATAAGATTATCATCTTTAAGACCTTCTCTATATTCTTTTAATTTAATATTACTTAGATAATTAAATATTTCTTTACCATCAAAACATGTACCGATAAAATAACCACCTTCATTTAAGTTTTCTTCAATATTATCTATTAAATTATCTAATGTAATTTCGTCACTAAAGAAATAATGAATAGCAAACATCATACTAATTATATCAAACTTCTTTTTTTCTCTATTTTCAAATTCGGTATTCCATATTTGATTATATAATTTTGTAGAAATAGTATCTTGTAACGAAAATGAATAGCCTCTTTGAATATTTTTAGAAACATCTCCGACTAAAAAATCAATAGTACATGGAAATACATCATTTCTATTTTTATATTTTTGTATTATATCATTTCTTCTTTTACAAGCACCATCTATTTCATCATCAATATTGTTTTTAATAATATCAATACCAACTATCTCATTAATATTATTATTAATCCATTTTGGTATATCACCTCCTTTACCAGTAGCTAAATCAAGTAATGATATTGAATTGATACCGTCTATTTTTAATTTATTAGTAACATTCTTATATAAAATATCATTTTTAACTACTTTATTATGAAATTCTTGCATACTAATAGTAATAGATTTTTCTCTAGATACAGATAAATCTCGTCGATAATATTTATCATCACTATCAAGTTCAACTGGTATCTGACAACCAGTTGTAATCATAATTTCAGTTATAGGATTATGTATTGCCTTCCAGTTATTATCAGCCGTAATAAAATTATTGCCATAATTTATATTACAAATACGTGAATCTAAAGGAATATAATTATAATCAGGATAATATTTCAAAATTTTATCAATATTTTCTACAAAATTTCTAGTTTCTGTATATTTTGTATTAAATATTTTATTTGGAACTTTATCTATAATATATTTTAATTCATTGTATAAATATTTTTCACTACTTGTAAAATTTATATTGAATTTTCTTTGGGTAAAATTATATAATTTATTATATAGTTCTTTTTGTTTAGAAACTCCTAATTTATAAGAATAAGTTTTATCATGTCTAGTCCTTAAAGGTACCCATCTAAAATGTTCTGAATCAATATATCTCTCGTCATTTTTATTATAATTTTGATAAGAAAATTCAACAATGGTGTCATCAGTAATAATATCATCAGTAGGAACCCAGTTTCCAAAACATTCTATTCTATCTCCATTTTCAATAGTATAATCATTAAATTTAATACTATGATTCCATTTATTACCTAAAACTACATTTTTATTGGAATCAATTCTAAGTTTACATAGGTGTGCCTGTTCGTTATATGGCTTAGTAGGGAAAAATTTATGAGGTATATAACGAAAATCTTTTGTTGTTCTATTTACATCATAATCTTTGTCTATTTGTGTTCTACAATGCTCAATATTATTTATTTGATTTTTACCTACATATAAATTATAAGTTTTATAGCTAACAAGTTGTTTATCATTACCAACATGGATAAATTGAGTTTTAGTTTTTGATTGGTTGATACTATGACCATTATAATTTGCTAATTCATCTTTTTCTTCTTTAATCAAAAAATCAATAGTAGTTTCATACTCTGGTTTCCATTTTAAATTTAAATCCCATGTTATACCAGTATATAAATCGTAATTATAATTACTATTGTCATAAGATACAGGGTAAGAAGCAGGTGTATAAATCAAGCCATCATATTTATATTCACTATGTCCATTTTTAAAAGCATCCCATACAATTTTTGAATATTCAAATATATCAGTTTTATTATCAGGATTTGTTAAATAAAATTTTTTCTTTGAAATTTTAAATATGTTTTCACGAGAAGTTTCATCAGTAAAATCAGTATTTATATTTTCTACTATTTTTTCTAATAAATTTTCTCTTGTATTAACATTTAACGATGGCTGTAACATAAAAGGTAATTTTTTTGTGTCAGTGGTATTATTGTTAGGACGATATGAATTAAAATAAATATCATATGCGACAAATTTCAGTACATCTTTATCATTTAAATCTTTATCAATTAATTCACCATTTAATAGTGAATTACAATATTTATCATGTAAACTTTTATCTTTTATTTTCAAATTTGTAGAATAAATTTTTAAATTAGTATCTATCAAATATATTTTTCCAACATAATTATTCGCATATTTATCATAAATATCTTGAGAAACATAAAAAGGCGAGGATTCATTTTCAATTCCAGTTTTGAAATGATTAATACCTACAATATATAAATATACACCTAAACCATCTGCTTTATCAGTAATAGTATAAGAATTATTAACTATTGAATCTTTGCCATCATATTTATTTTGAATATGAATTAAATCTAATGTAACAGGTTTAGGACCGATTTTAAAAGTACTATCTTTTTTAAATTTATTAATATTCAACAGTTCTTTGTCTAAGAAATTTTTTTCATCACTAAGATTAATAGATTTAGTAGATATTTTATGAAAATATTCATTATTATTATTGGGTTTTTGTTTTATTTCATCGATAGCTTTATCAGATTTTTTATTAATTTCATTAAATTCCAAAGTTATTTTTTCTATTTCTAGATCTTTTTGTGCTGAATCTAAAGAGGAATTTTCATTTATAGATTTTATTTTTAAATCTAATTGTGATTTTTTAGGTTTGTCGTTAGATATATTATTAATCTGTCGAATATCATCTAATATTTCTTTTTTTGTATTTATAATTTGATTAAAATTATTCTGAATAAGTTTTTTATATATATCTAAAATATCATTTTCTTCATTTTTACTAATCATAAATGGATAGTTATACATTAGTCCTTGTATAAGTTCTATTTTTGATTCAATATTTTTTTTTGCTTCCGGAAATTCAGGTATTTTTTCTTTATCTATGAATAATTCTAATTCAACTTCGTATTTTTTTTCGGATTCTAGTAATTTAGAGTTATAAAATTCTTTTACAGGGATAGATACAAAACGATTTTTATCATTTGTTTTTCCGAATGAAGATTGTACGACAGTTAAATCTAATCTAACATTAGAGTTTGATATAAATGAATATCTATTTTTTAATCTAAAAGTTTTATATGAATTTTTAAAATCTAATTTTTTGAATTGTTGATATACTGCATTAGATTTTATAGCCAATTCACGAACATTAGTATTAAAATTATTACTATGACTTAATATTAATTCATCTTTTAATGTAAACTTAATACCATAATTATCTACTTGCAAAGTTAAATTTTTTCCATTTTCAAAAATTTCATTTTTTTCTTCTAAATCTATGTCTCCGGGTTGAATTGTAGATACTTCTTTAAACATAATATCAACTAACTCTTTATTATTTATAATACTTGCCAAATCATTTGTTTTACAATATTGGGATATATTATCTTTTCCTTTAATAGTAATTCTTAATGGAAATTGAGTATTGACATTTATATCATTATCTTTATGAAATGAAATATCTAAGGTAGTAATAGAATTTTCTTTAACTAATTTCCATTCACTATCATCTATCTTACTTATATTTTTCATATATTTCAATATATTAATAAACATTGGTTGGGTGATATAATGATCTTTAAATTTGCTAGACCCAAAAATTATTTCCAATTCTCTATCATTATATTTTTTATTTTTTTTTAATTTATGAAGTAATTCAATCCATTGTAACTCATTATCGGCAAAATTAATCATTTGATATATAGTATATTAAACTTTTTTTATTTAAATAATTTTTTATATATCAACATCAATTTTATTAATAATATATTAAATATCAGATATGTCTATTATATTTAGGTAAAATTCTATAATAAAATTAAAAACTATATATTTACAAAAATAAATTAGGAAATAAAATTTATGTAATTTTAGAATAGTATTTAATAAATAGTTATCTTATCAAAAAAATTATAAAATAAATTATTTAAGAGAATAATAATTTATTTTAAAAAAAAAATAAATTAGGAAATAAAATTTATGTAATTTTAGAATAGTATTTAATAAATAGTTATCTTATCAAAAAAATTATAAAATAAATTATTTAAGAGAATAATAATTTATTTTAAAAAAAAAAAAAAATAAATCATTAAAATAAAATTATTTCTTCTAATAATTCTTTCTTTGATTTATTAATAGATATTTATTTATTTATTTCTTCTAATAATTCTTTCTTTGATTTATTAATTAAACCTGTTTTACCCTGTTTTTTAATATCTATATTTTTTCCTTTAGCAATATTTTGTAATTCACCGATTTTTAGATTGGATAAAGTATTTTTAGATGTTTTTTTTACATTATTGATTAAAATATTATGTTTTAAACATAATTCATGATCAATAAAACTTAAATTTTCACAATTAAAATGAACATAAAAATATTTATCTTTTTTAATTAATAAAATACTATATCTATTTTCATTATAATTATTTAAATAATTAATTATATCATTATCTTTTAGAAGAATATTTACTTTAAAATAATCACCAATATATGTATAAAAATATTCATTATTCATTACTTTATTATTAATTAAACTATCTTGAAATTCTGTTTTCTTAAACCTCTTATGATTATATTTAAGTTTACTATACAAATTTTTTTTATCAAGATCAATAGCCATCATATATTTTAATTCTTTAATAAATTGATCTCTTTTATTATCAGTCAAATATAGAAATTTTTTATATAAAATAATACAACAGCAATATAAAATAGGTTCTTTTGATACAACTAGTATATTTTGATAATTATCAAATATACTAATATCTAATTTAATATCAATATAACTAACATAATCATAGTTACTTTTTACAGAATCAATTTCCTTTTTTTTTGTTGGTACATTTGATTTAATCAGTTTATCATTATTTAATTTATTACATAAATTTTTCTTATTTTCATTAACGATATCTTTATCTATATTATTTAATATACTAATTGTATCATTTATATCATATAAATTATTAGAAATAACTTTGTTAGAATCATTTACACTATTTAATTTATTAGAAGTATTATCTATACTATCTAATTTATTAAAAGTAACTTTATTAATATCAGTTACATTATTTAATTTATTAGAAGAAGCTTCATTATTTTTGTTATTAGTGTAAATTTTATTATCTTTAGATAGTAATTTTTTTTTTTTATTTTGTATATTTTTAATAATATTTTGTAGATATAGTTGTTCATTTTTTTTTTTATTATTATCAATATTTAATACATTAGATTGAGTTAATGAACTATTCTCAAAATTTTCTATATTAGATTGAGATTTATTATTATCAACAAGTGTATCTATAATATATTCTAATTTTTTATTATAATAATTATTAAATTTCATTATGTATATATAAATAAAATTACTTTAAATAAATCAAATTTAAATTAATTCTTCTTGTAATTCATTACTTAAATCTGATTCCTTATCATACATAAAATAACTATCATTATCATTATCATTATCATTTTCATAATCTATATCAGAATTATAACTAGCTTTGTCTAATTCACTAATATTATCATCAATTATATTTTCAATTTTTTTAGATTTATTATTAAGTTTATTTTTCCAATTTCCAGTAGTATTTCTATTTATATTTCTACATCTATTCATAATTCTACCTTTAACACCAGTAAATTTAATTTTTTTAGTTTTTAAAATAGGGATAGGATTTTTTTTTTCAGTATTTTCGTTAAATGCTTTTTGAGAACTAACAGATAATTTATCAATATATGTTCTAAAAGAAAATTTATCAGTTATTTTGGAGTCTTTGTTTTTTATATTTTTAAAATATTGTTCATTTTCTATAATATATGATTGGTATCCTTCATACAAATCTTCTTCAATATCCGAATCATTCGATTTATTACTAGAAATATCAGAGGAAATATTTTTTTCTAAATTATAAGTATTTTTAGTATTAACATTATTTAAAATTTCAGATCTATATTTTTCTTCATCTACTTTCATAACAAGTTTATTATTGTCACAATATTCAACGAACTCAGATAATTTAGTAATAGTTTCATCCCGTAAATATTTTAAATTAATAAATATTCCATTATTATTCTCAGATATTTTATCAGTATCTTTTCTTATGATATTAAATATTTCACATTGTTCATTGTAATGTAATTTATTAATTTTTTTTTTTAATTGCTCTTTTTGTTTCATAGATATAGATGATATTTTATTTACCATTAATATATAGTTATAAAAAAATAATATAATTTTATCTTAAATTATTTATTTGCTAATTTTGCTATAACATTAATTTCAGTATCATATAATTCAAATTTAGAACAAATTACTTCTACATCTATTAATGAATTTTTAGTAATAGAAGCAAATTCTTCTAATTGATCTTGGTGATGTAATTTTGATAGACAAATTAATAAAGGTTTAGCTTCACACATAATACCCATTTTATTACTTCCTAAAACTTTACATCTAATTTTATCACCTTGATGAGGAGAACATACAAGAACTTCTAATTTTAAATCAAAGATGATATTCCCTGAAAAATGAGATGAATCTATTCTTCCAATACTTCTTTCCAAAATTTTAATAGATCCCGGTTGTATATATCCAATTTTAGAACATTTTCCTTCTAATTTTTTATTAATTTTATTTAATAAAGATGCATCAATATTTTCTACAATATTATTTGGTTCAAGTTGTTCTCTCTCATTCATAATTTGAGTATAAAAAATGTTATTTTTATTACTAAAATTTTTTTTTAACATATTATTATTTAATCAGATATAATTTTAAATATTAATCAAATTTATAATTCTTTTATATTATTAATTACAAATTTTAATAAGATCTAAATTTGGATAATGTGAAGATGCTTTCTTACAATATTTTTCTTTTGCAATTCTATTAAGTTCTGATGTATTTTTAACAAATATTGATCGTCCAAAATCAATTATTTTAATATCAGATTCATTTTCACTTAATAATACATTTCCAGAATGTAAATCACAATGTCTAATATCTTCACCGTGCATATCATCAATTCTTTTATTAAATTTTGGACATAATTCTATTTTATTATCTTTCAATTTTTTAGATAACAATGAGTTATAACCCTTTAAATATTCCATTGTAATTATGCCAAATTCTAAATTGTTTATACATTGTTTTTTACATTCATCAATATATTTTTCTTCTAAAAGGTTAGATTTATTATCTAGATCAAAAATTTTATAATTGGATTCTAACATTTTTTTGAAATCAGTTCTATTGATTATTGAATAATTAAAAACTTTTGGTCCTATCTCTAATTCACCCATTTTTTTTAATATATTACATTCCTTAAAAAATTCAGCAGGTTTTACAGTTTCTTTATAAATGCCTAAATTAGTTTTGAATTGTTCAGTTTCTTCATTTATAACCAAACATTTAAGTAAAATATTTTCTTTATTATGTAAAAATATATATCCATATGCACTATCTTCTGATAAATCACTATTAAAAGTGTAATTAAACGACTCTGATATTAAGGTAGACACTGGTATAGTAGTTTTTTCTAAAGGCAAACTTATGTTACTTCCTCCTATTAATAGAATATAATTTTGTAGTATATTTTTACCTAATTTACTGTAAATACTTACAAATCTATTTGTAAATGGATTTTTAATAGTATTATACATATACATATATTCATATAGATATATAAAATAATTATTTAATTTTCAAAATATGATTCTTCGGCATTATAAAAATATTTAAGGTGCTTACCAGAAACAATTTTTGATGATTGCTCATCTAACAGATAGTCTCTATATCTCAACATTAATTCTAATTCTTCACATAAAGATTTTCCTGATTTAGTTTTACCTTTTTTTTGCGAAACTTTATCAGGTTTTGAACTTTGATATTTCTCTCGATTGTAAATAAAATTTATACTTTCTATAATTTCTGGAGTATTTTTATGACCTATTCCATGTCCACATCTAGCTCCAGTTCTTACTGTTTTTTTACTTTGTATACCTTCTTTAGTTATTTCAGGTTTATAATTTATTTTATTGGTAATATAAAAATATTCTTCTTCATTGACTTTAGTTTCAGATAAATTAAGAAATCCATATATAGTTGCTATATTTTTTGTTTTATCAGTAATATTTTTATTAACTAATGTTAATTTACTGAATAAATCTGATATAGTTGCTGATTCTTGCCATATTTTTTGTTCTTCATTATATTCAAAAAATTTTTCATAATATTTAGATTTTTGAGTACTATCATAATAACTTATTCTAAAATAATATGGATAGTTAGTACTTGAAGTATGAATTAAAGGATTATTTCTTAAGTTTTCAATATCATTACGTGTAAATATAGAATAAGATTGATCAGAAGGATATTTTTGAGTATAATGTTTTATTATAATTTCATCTAATTCATTTGTGGGTAAATTATTATTTTTGATAATATTTGTTAGTGTTATTTCAAATAATTTCTTTTTATCTTGAGGAGCAAGACGATCAATTTTATATAGAACTTTCATTCTTGTGATATCAAAAACATTAGGATAATATCCATTAGTTTTTATTATAGTATCTTTAGTTTTTGATTTAATTTTTTTTTTTTTTTTATCAAAATCAATAATTAGATGACTAATATCAATATCTATCAGAAAATCTTTGCTCATAATTTCTTTATAATAATTATTTATAATATATATAAAAGCATTATTATCATTATTAACATTTTGAATTAAAATATTTTTAGTTTCATCATGTATAGATCCAAAAGCATAAATGACCAATTTTGAATAGTCAAAATTACTATCATACAAAGTTTCTATATGAGATGAATCTGATGTTTCTTCGTCATTTTGAAAATTATTTTGAGATAATTTAATATATTTTTGTGTATTATTTAAATTAATTTTTTTGGTAATAGTATTTAAAGGTTTTTTTCTATAAAATAAAGGAGTATTATAATCATTTAATTCATTTGATGTAAATATATATACACCATCACGTGATATTAGGGTACCCTCTCTATTATACATATCATATATTATTTCTTTATTATTAATAATTTCATCTAAACCAATATAAATATAGTCATCACATATATTTTCTCCTAAAACTTTTATTTTATCTAAAATTTCAGGTAATGTATATGAGAATTCTTTAATAAATATAGCTTTTATATATTCTTTAGCAGTATCAATATTATCTCTAGCAAATTCTTCAGAATAAGTATCAGAATTAATATTCATATCAGCATTAGTGATTGATTTCTGATCAGTAACCCATTCACAATTATAATCACATAAATTATAGTCACATCTTTGCGAATAATCTTCATCAAAAAGTGGTACATCAATATAATCATTTTTAGAATTAAACATTAGTTGGGTAGTATTAAGTAGATTTTTTTCTAAAAATACATTTCCAAATTTATTCAATTGACAATCAATAGCATTAACTTTAATAATTCTAGAAATAATAGCCATTTTTTTTTTTTTGATGTAGGCTTTTCTATATACTTTTTCATCATATGTTTCAGTTTTTAAATGAGCTAAATTTTGAGGTAATGCAGAACTATGTAAATATAATGTAACATTTTGATATGGCCTTGGCAAATTTTTATGTGAAAAGTTTCTAATACTTCTACCAGCTGCTTGTTCCATCATATTTAAATGATGCCAAGGATCTAAAATATGTGTTTCTCTAACATTAAAAAATGATATACCTTGTTCTACAACTTTTGATCCTAATATAACCAGAATTTCTTCTCCATTAATATTATTTAATTTATTTCCATCTTTATCAAATAATTTTTCACCACGTACAGCTTTAACAAGTTGAAAAAGATCTGCTTTAGAAGCAGTACCATCTAAGTAAATATATCTTGCTTGTTTAAATGTAGATTTATCTTGTAATTGGCTGAAAAAAACTTTATTTCGAGCACAAAATGGGTCTTTTGTCTTTATATTTAACATATTTTTTTCAGTATATTTATTTTCTTTATTACACCAAATATATCTATTAAAACCATTTTCTTCTAGCATTAATGCTAGAGATTTTATACCATGTTCAATAAATTGAGAATAAATAAATACTATACCTTGTGATGGTTTTATTATTGGATTATTATAATAATTTCCAACAATATTATCAATAATACTTTTAAATTTAGTAGAAAATTTTATAATTTTATTTCTATGAAAAACTCCAACATTATCTCCCTCTAAATTACTTAAATCATATTCATTAATAACTTTATAGGAATAAATATTATCGTTAATATCGAAAATTTTTTCTAAAGATTTATCACCAATAATTCCCATAGGCTCATTAACGATGTTACCATTAGAATCCGATAATGAAAAAAGGTTACTATAATCAGGAAAAACAATATTACTTGATTGAAGTAATTGTATACCAAATCCACCCTTTTTTGAATCATCATCATCATCAATACTTTGTTTATCTTTTAACTGTAGAAATTTACTGACAAAGTGAAATTGCCAATTACTCATTTCATTTTTATATAAAATTAGTTGATTATCTTGGATTTTTTCATTGGAATCTATTTTAACATTATTATAAGATTTATCAGGATTGGGGGTATACCCTCTATTTTCTATATCAGGAAATAATTTTAAAGGAAATCTATATGGATCTTCTCCGCGTAAATATGAAATATATCCTCTTGATTTATCTATAAAAAGTTTAATAGCTTTTGATTTTGTACTTAAATCAGTAATATCAATATTTTGAGATAAATTAAAATAATCATGAGATATAGTATCTTCGTCCCATATTTTAATATCAATTCCATCCGATGTTTTTTTTCCACCAGATTTAAAAATTAAATAATCTTCTATCGGAGATATTTTATCATTCCATCTTAATAAATTAATTAACCAAATAATTTCTTTAGAAATATTATACATTGGTGTCGCACTTAAAACTATTAATTTTGTATTATGTGCATATCTAGTGATCATTTCTAGGAAAGGAGGAACCTTTTTTGACTCTTCAGTACCTGAACCTTCTCTAGTAATATGAGCTTCATCTAAAATTATAACTCTATTTGAATACTTTTCTTTAATATAATTTAATTTTTTATATTCAGCATTTTTTGTAAAATCTACATGTATTTTATCATAATTTTTATCTATTTTATCAAAAACTCTTTGGATTTCAAAAGCTAATTTTTGATAACCATAAAATTCATAATATTTGTCAATAGTTCGATTTATCTGAATTCTTTTTTGACGTTCATTTTTATTATTATCATACAAAAAAGATAGTTCTTTTAAATACTTAGATCCAGTACATTGCTTGTTATATGAATTTTTATCATATAATTCTTTTTCTATATTAAATATTTCATCTTTCCATGTATTTCTTAATGTATCACCAGGAGTTAAAACCAATATTTTTTGATCCTGTTTTTGAATGATATCTCTAAAATTTTCGGCAATGGATATAGCAGCACATGTTTTTCCTACTCCTACTCCATGCCACAATAATATTCCATTATATGGAGTATTATTTGATACAAAATTTTTAACAAATTTTTGACTTTGTGAACGTTTAAATCCTTTCAATTTTGATTGATTCTTTAAATAATTATCATAACTTGATATTTCTATAATTTTGTTATCATTAAACTCTTTTTTCATGTATATTTTCTTATTAAATAATTTATCACTACTATTAGGATAATAATTGAAATCATTATCATCTGTTACTAAATTTTCTGTTTCTTCTAATATATTAATATGTTCTTCTAATAAATAATTTATTACATCATATTCAATTTCGTTAATCTTTCTAGATATATACGATTTAGAAGTCCAAATATTAAAGTAGATATTTTTCTCTTCATTTGTTAAAAATTTAATAGAAATATTTAAAATTTGAATTTTATCTGACTTAGATTCTTTCTCTATTTGTTTTTCTATTTTTTTTTTATAAATCCAATAAAACTTAAACCAAAATTTTTTTCTTTGAAATTTTTTTTTGAATTCTTCATTTGATAGTAATAAAAATGCATTTATATTTGCAGTATTTTCTTGTATTATTTCATCTAAACTCTTTCCTTGATAATCAGAATTATTCATTTATAATATAATATTATATTTTATAAATATATAAAAGATTTAGATACTTTGTGATTTAACATTATTATAACAAAATTTATTATCTATTTTATTATTATAAATATCATTCGATAAATACAGTTTTTTTTCAATAATATATTTATTTGCTTGTATAATTATATTTTGTTTTTCAATATAGTAATCACGTATTAAATCTACACATTCGTTTTTATCAAACATACCTATTTTACTTATTTCAGTTATTTGATATTTTGAATTTGTATCTAATTTAAAATTAATATTCCCTATTGATTTTGCCAAATAATAAATATGTTTGTATTTTATATTATCCGAGCCAACATATTCCTCTATAAATGGAGGAATATTTGATAATATAATAAAATTATCATCGCACATTCCTGTTTCTTCTTTAAATTCTCTTTTAGCTGCATCATAATCACTTTCTTTTATATTTCTTCTACCTTTTGGTATTCCCCATTCTGTTTCTTTCCATGAATAATTAATTTTATCTATAAAATAATCTAGATTAATATACACATCGTCTAGATTATAACCATATAATATTCTTTCAAATTTCTTTTTTGCTTGTATATTATCATTTATAAAATTTTTTTTTTTTGATTTGAATCTATTTTGCATCCATAAATTCTCCCATAAATAATCAAATCTATTATTTTTTATTTTATCAATTTCACTTTCAGACATTTGAAAAAATAATTTAGTAATATATGCTATATCACTAGAAGCATATTTCCCGCGTATAAATTCTACATAGCCAATTGAATCTTTTCTCCTAACAAGTAAAAATTTTATATTATCTATATCACTATAATATTTAAATAATAATACACCTAAACTTATTATAGGATGATGGCAATCTTTATAAATATGATTTTTTTCTCCACAATTTCCACAATATATTATTTTATCTCGAACTTCAGAATTATAATTTTTGAATTTATTTAATTTTTTATTAAATTTAAATATATATATTATTTTTTATTTTATTTTTTTTTTTTTTTTTAATAATTAAAAAATAATTTTAATTTTTTTTTTTTTTTTTTTAAACATATAAAATTAGTTTAATTTGTAAACTAATTTTATATATTATATTTAATGAATACTATTCATGAAACTTTAGGAGATGATTCTATTTTAGTTTTTTTAAAAAAAAAATTTTTTAATTTATGGAATTCTATAAAAATAATTAAATATTCTTCAAATTGTAATTCTCAAATTTGTGGAAATACAATACCTCACGCAGGTTTTGAATATAGTGGTTTGATAGGATTATTCTCTATTGCTGATTTATTTTATAATTCACAATATGATACAAATGAAATAACTATTTTATGGTTTAAACACTCAATATATACAGAATATGAACATAGTCTTAAGAATGTATGTGATTTATGTTATTTATTATTTCCTGGAATAAAAATTAATAATATTTATATTGATTCAAGTTCCAAAATAGAAAATTTAGAAATTAGAGCACCTGTTTTAGTATCTACTGATTTTTCTCATCATAATTATTGTATTTCTCAAAAAAATTTATATGAAGTTTGGAAAAATGATAGTAAATCTTTTAATTTAGATATTAGAAAAGATTTTAAAACAATTGAAGATACACCATGTGGTAATGAACCATTAAGAATATATAAAGAATGGATAAAAAAAAATAAATATCAAATATCATTGAATGGATATTCAAATAGTACTGATAAAGATAATTGGTGGAAATCATTTGATAATGTCAAATTTTCAGGTGTAACATATGCTGTTTTATCAACGATAGAAGAATTTAATAATTCTTGGTTCAGTAACTTACAAAGTAAATTATTAGCCTATTCTCATTTAAAGTGGGTAGAAGATTATTTATTAGATATTGAAATCGAAAATAATGGATTAATATGGTCTCCTTTGAATAATAAAGTCGGATCATGTTTCATAAGTATTAGTGATTCTAATAATAATATTATATCTTGTTTTGGTTCTTGGGAAAATAATAATAATAGTCTATTAGAAATAATGAAAAAAGCAACAAATTTAGTAAAAAAATATTCATGGAATAATAATCCTCCATTATCAAAAAATATATTAGAAAAATATAGAAATTTTATTATTACTATAAATTTAATAGAACCCATACATAGATGGAAAAAAATTCATAATAATATAATTGAAAAAAATAGAGGATATGTATTTTATAAACCTAATGAAAATAAGATAGGTATGACATTTATTCCATCTGTATGGGAAAATATTAAAGATGAACAAGAATTTTATACTCATTTAATAAATAAACATAAAAATGTGTATAATGATATATCTGAATGGGATTTGTTTATGTATGAATCTATATCATGGAGTAGAAATATTTAATTGATTTATATATGAATTCAAAATTTTTTTACCTAAATTTCCATTAACTAATACTTTTCTTTTTGATAATGGATTTGTAATATAATTATAATTATTCTCCATTCCACCACCAAACATAGATACTCTATTATGATTTCTATTATATGTATGACTATCATTTACTCCATGACAATCATATCTATAACATAAATTATCTATTATTGAATGAGCTCTACCATCTGTATTTAATTCAGCATATCTTAAAAAAGTCTTCCAGTAATTAAACAATCCATTATCAGATCTACTCCAATTCATATAATATGTTGTCATTCCAGATTTTATCGTGAATATATAATTATTATTTTCATCTAATTCAATATCACTTATTGATAAATTACCGTTTTTTCCAAATACACCTATTTTTTCCTCATTTTCTATATATTCATTTTTCATTTCATCATCTGTAGTTTCTCCTTGGTCTATTTTTACTTTTTTTCCATATAGAGTTAATACATATTTTGAGTCAACAAAATATCCTGCTAAAGTACCCGGTTCCGTAAATCCACCATCATTAGATATTCTCCAATCTACCAATTCATTTTCACGTAATTTACTTTTTGTACCTCCCATAATTTTTACTATATATATATATAATAACAATTATTTTTATAAAAACTATAGATATTAATAATTTTTAAATATTTTAGTATATAATAATATTTTTATTTTTTTTTTCCTTTTAAATTGTATAATGGAACCAAATATATGGGGACCGGGTGCTTGGACCTTTTTACATTCAATAACATTAAATTATCCTGATAATCCTAGTATACAGGATAAGAAAATTTATAAAGATTTTTTTATGATGTTACCTAATATTTTACCTTGTACTATTTGTAGGCATAATTTAAATAAGCATTACAATGAGTTACCTATCAATTTTGCGTTATCAAATAAAGAAACTTTATCCAAATGGTTGGTTGAAATACACAACAAATCGAATGCTATAGATAATAAAAAAATTATAACATATCAAGAATTCTTAAAAATATATGAAAAAAAATATGAAAATTCAAATGAATCAATAACTTATTTTAAAGATAGGTTAAATAATCAAAAGAAATTAATCTATATATTAATTTTTTTTATATCTATTAGCTACACATATTTTATTTTAATAAAAAAAAAATAGTTAAAATTATTTATGATATAAAATTATCTACTATATTTAAATTTATTATAATTTAATTAGTGTTAATGTAGAAAATCTTAACGCAACTATAGCCCAAATATTTGAGCAATAATATAAAATAATAAATCATGTGCATTTAATACATTCTTTAAATACATCATTACAGATACTGCTGGATTAAAATTTCCTCCACTTATATCTCCACCAAAATAAATTACTGCTAATAAAGTTCAGCAATTGGTATAGGTTTTCCTTGACCAAGTATTACTGATAAAATATAAAGTTCCTATAAACTCTACTAAATATTTTATTAAATCTATATTATATTATTCCATTTTTATAATAAATATAAATTATTATTATAAAAATCTAAATTATATTTCGTTATTATGAAAAGATGTTTTATTATTTCCTCGTGTTACACCTATAAAATTTCGTTGATTTTCGGTAGTACATATACAACCATTTGATGTAGAATAGGTCGCAGGACAACAATCTGGACTTACCTTATTATATGTAAACATAAACATGCTATTAGGTGTCTTATTAGTACCATCTACACTAGGCCCGTCTGATACTAAATTACTATAATTAGGATTTATTGGTAATGTAGACCCTTGTGGTATATATAACTTTTCATTTATTAATTCTTTATTAGAAGGTTGATGTCGGTAGTATGAATCTGGACAATTTGTTAATCTTGTTAAATCTTTATTACTCATTCTATAATTAATATTTGCTGGATTTAATACTTGAAAATTCTCAATACCACTATTACCATTTTTATAACCATTTTTATCGATACCAATCATATCATCATCCGTTTTAAATCTTATAAATACAAAATTTACAAATATTAGCATCATCAAACATATTCCAACTATTAAAGTAAGTTGATTCATATTATAATATTATAGTAACAAATTATTAATTTTTAATTAATATTATTTAACTGAATTTAATATTTGAAAATTCTCGATACCACTATTACCATTTTTATAACCATTTTTATCTATACCAATGATATCATCATCCGTTTTAAACCTAATAAATATAAAATTTACAAATAATATCATCATTAAACATATTCCAACAATTACAGTAAGTTGATTCATATTATATATTATAATAACAAATTATTAATTATAAGTTAAAATAATATAAATAATTTCACTAACTTGTAAATTATTTATATTATATATAATAATGCCTTTATGGAATGAACATAAACTATATCAATATTATTTAGAAAATAATTATTTAAGAAAATATCGTATACAATTAATGTTGAATAAAGAAAGAGATGATAATTTAATTATAAATAAAGATGTTAATAATAATTTAGAAAAAAATGTAAATAATAAATTAATTAGTGAGATTATAGTAAAAAATGAAGAAATTAGTAATAATAAAATAAATAATAATGAAAAAAATAATGAAAAAAACGATGAAAAAAATATTGAAGAAGATCATTTACTTAATTCAAAATTATTTAATGAAAAAAAAAAATTCAGAGAAAATCAAGGAGAAATATATTCTGAAAAAAAAAGAATAGAATTGAAATTAAAAAAGTTAGAAGAAAAAAATAGAAGCTTTGAGGAGAATCAAGCAATTGCTCAAAAAATATGTGAAGAAAATTGTAAAATAGAAAGTGAAAAAAAGATAAAAATGATAGAAAAAGCAAAAAAAAATAGGTTAAAATTAGCAGATAAATTAAAGAATAATTTTAAATCAAGTAATATTGATGAAAATGAAAAAGCAAAAAAAAAACATTTAACTAGATTACAATTTATAGAGAATGAAAAAGACAAATTAAATAATATTGAATCTAAATTTATCTTAAAACATGATGTCATACAAAATATTTTAGAAAATAAACATTTGAAAGATGAAAAATCAAATAATATAAAATCATTAAAACCTGAAAAAAATAATATTGAATCTAAATTTATTCTAAAACAAGATACGAGACAAAATATTTTAGAAAATAAACATTTAAATGCTGAAAAAAATAATATTGAATCGAAACTTATCCTAAAACACGATGCTAGACAAAATATTTTAGAAAATAAACATTTAAATTCTGAAAAAAATAATATTGAATCTAAATTTATCCTAAAACACGATACGAGACAAAATATTATAGAAAATAAACATTTAAATGATGAAAAATCAAATAATATAAAATCATTAAAAGCTGAAAAAAATAATATTGAATCTAAATTTATCCTAAAACACGATACGAGACAAAATATTATAGAAAATAAACATTTAAATGATGAAAAATCAAATAATATAAAATCATTAAAAGCTGAAAAAAATAATATTGAATCTAAATTTATTCTAAAACAAGATATGAGACAAAATATTTTAGAAAAAATACATTTAAATGATGAAAAATCAAATAATATAAAATCATTAAAAGCTGAAAAAAATAATATTGAATCTAAATTTATTCTAAAACAAGATATGAGACAAAATATTTTAGAAAAAATACATTTAAATAATAATGAAATTTTTTATAATAAATTGTTAATTAAAAATAATCTAATAACTAATTCTAATTTAAATAAGCAAGAAAAAAATTTACAAAATAGTGAATCTAAATTATTAATAGAAAAAGAAAAAATAAAACAAAGCGATAAATTACAATTAAAATACAATTATAGAGCAGAAATTTTAAATAAATTAAAATTCATAAATAAAAATGTATTTATGTGTAGATTAGAATTAAAACAAAATATTTTAAAAAATAATGAACAACGTGTAAATAAATTATTACAAGATAAATTAAATATAAATCTTGATATCAAACTGAAACAATATAATGAAAAAATTACTAAAGAAAAAAAAATAAGAATGTTAAAAGAAGAGTATAATAAATTAAATATAAAAAACTTCAATCTAAATGAAAAATATATTAAAAGACAAGAAAATTTAGATATTAAAAGAGATCTTTACAATTCAAATTTAAATGCAAAAAATATTGAAATATTAAAATATAAAAATGAAATTAATAGTATAAATCTAATTTCAAAAAATGAACAATTCGCACAAATAAAATTACAAAAATTAAATTCAGAACTTGAAAGACTTAAAAAGGAAAAAGTAAAAATAAGTAATTTGAAGGAAATAAATAATAAATTATATAATGATTTATATGAAAAATCAATAGAAAATAGAAATATTAAAATAGATAAAATAAAATTAGATAAATCACATATAAATAATACAAAGCAAACGTGTACATTAATAAATAATTTATATACTATTAATTTAATAAGTAATGCAGAACATAAAAACAAAAATAAAAATACTATTATTGAACTTGAAAAATTTGTTCTTAAAGAAAAAAATAATTATGATAAAATAGTAAAGCTTCAAAGCAATCCATATAAATTTAATGAAAAAAAAAATAGAGCACTAGAAAAAAAAAAAATAAAAATTCAAATTAAAAATAAAACTAAAAATATAAAAAAATATAGACTTTTATTAAAAAATTATTATAATAAAAT